ATCTAGTTTACGGTCTTCATTAATTGCTCGGTTGATACGAGCTTCGTGATTGCCTAATAGCATGTGCATATCAGGCTTGTATTGTTTATCTTTGTTCTTGCGAGCCTTATCATTAAAATCAAATAAGGGCTGAAGAAGGGCATCCATCGCCTCTCTAGCAGCCCAAATATCTTTTTGATAGCTACGACCTTCAAATGATTTTTTGCCGACATCATAAGAAGAAAGGGATTCCATATCGCTGAAATCCCCTCCGCATACAATAATATCTGGCTTCTTTTTAACTATGTATTTTCCAATACAAGTGAGAAACGAAAAGTCTACATCTGGTTTAGCTTGAACATCTGGTAGAACAAAAATGGTTTTACTCACATAACCCCCTATTGAATAGTTGGCTCGTCAGCGCTCCCATTTTCAAAGTAGATGCCCAAATCACCTTCATCAGAGAAAATTTCCATTAACGAACCATCTGAAAACTCCATGACAAACTCGTCATTCTCATTTATATACACCGAATCAATGGTTTGGTCAAGGATATTATGAAAGAATCTTTCAAGTTTCTCAAATTCGTCATCATCCATTATTTGTCGGCCTTATTATCGAGCTTTTCAAAAATGCGATTAAGCATATCTTCAATTTTATTAAAGCGTTGCTCTATTTCATCTTTGCGAACATAATGCGTAGGAAGGTCGATTTCAATTGATTTCATGTCATTTTTAAGGTCTTGAACGGCATCCCAGAGTTGTCTGGCAAACCAACCAATTACAGCTAGGGCAGTACCCATAACTAGATTAATAATAAACTGGTCTGACATGATTTACCTTATGAAAACATAAATAAGAAATTTCCACTTGTGGAAACATAAGTGAATATAATAACACCTTGTGAGCCAGACCCTGATGTGGATGGACCAGAAGTATCTGCATTTGCAGCACCACTACCTGCTCCATAAGCACCACCATTACCACCTACACAAGCGCCAGAAGTTCCACTTGCACCACCACCACCACCTCCAGAACCAGCAGTTCCACCAATGGATGAAGTATATTCGGCACCAGCACCACCATTACCAGCAGTTCCACCAACAGTAGCAGAACTAAATGCTGTGCCAGCAGTTCCGCCAGAACCAGCATCACCTGAACCGCCAATAGTTCCTTGATTTGCACCTGTGGCTGCACCACCGTTATTACCTGCTCCATTAGGACCTGCTGCACCGCCACCGCCTGAAGCCTGATGGCCAGTACCAGAAGTAGTAGAACCTGAAGTACCACCTGAATATTTTAAATCGCCAATACTGGCTGAAGCCAAACCACCAGCAACACCAGAACTACCAGAAGCAGGATTAGAAACAGCTCTAGTACCTGCACCACCGCCTTTAGCCAATACTCCAGTAGTAGAAGCAGATGGAGCTGTATTTGAAGTATTAAACCATGTATCGCCACCTGCGCCACCTCCAGCAGACGTGTTTGCAACACTTATATTAACTGAAGCACCGCCAGCGCCAATAGAAACATAACAAGTTTGATTAGCAGTTAAAGTGGTAAGCGATGTAGTTTTTGCATAAGCACCACCACCACCACCAGTAGCCCATGAACCTAGACCATAGATAGTAACAGCCCCAGAACCGCCAGCACCAATAGCTTCAACAGAAACTAACGATACAAAGTCACTTGGTACAGAAAAGGTAGTGCCTGAAGTGATAAAAACAGTTTTAGTAGCCATTATAAACTTTCTAGATTATTTGCTAGTGATTCTGGAGGCACAAACATTTCACCATTCCAAGTTCCACCAATTTGAGCATAATTGCCAAAAGTATCTGGGGTTTCAATTAATTCACAACCTTCAGGAGGAATATCAGAAGGTTCTGCAACAATAATATTAATTATTATAGTATCTGTTAATTGAACTACTGCACAAGTTGTCATATTTACTCCTTATTATGCTGAAGCTACACAACGCCATTTGGAAGTCGCTGCATTCCATACAAAACCAACATCCAAACGATTGGTTGTAACAGTTGTTGTTGGTAAAGCTGTTGTAGATGCTTCAAATGAAGCGCCCCATGTAATCGCAATTGCTGTAGTTCCAGTAATAGAAATCCATAACTTTTGACCATTAGTAGGCGTTCCAGTTAAATTCGTGGTAAATGATGTAATAGCTACAGATTGACCTGTAATAACCATCATATCATAACTATCAGTATTTAAAGTAGGAGTTGCGCTATTAGCTGTTGAAGCAAGAACACGAGGCGTAACACGTTTATTAGTTAATGTTTGCGTATCTGTAGTGCCAACAATAGTTCCTGATGGAGCAGTAAGAGAAGAACCCCAAGCAGAGCCAGTAGATACTGCAATACCTGAACCTGGATATACTTGTGCAACAGGATAAATATTTAATAATTGAAATTGTGTGCCATCATAAACTACTTGAACAGCAGCGCCTGAAGGAATATCACCTGAAGTTAATGCAGTCGCACCATTTTTAGTAATCGATTTAGCACCAATAGAATTGATATTAAGCGTAGCAGCACCAGTATTAGCGCCAGCAGCAATAAATGTAAATCGTTGGCCTGTTACATAAGCCGACATACCAAATGATGCTGTAGCAGTAATAGTATTCGTACCAGATACAGAAGTTAGATATTGAGCCACGTTATCCTGGGCTTGACCCATAGATTGATACATAGTTCTAACAGTTGCATTACCTACGCCTGTATGAGCATAAGTACCCATAGGAAGGTTAGCAACAGGAGTTGTTTGGCCATCATAAGCAATAGATTGCGTTAAAGCGGTAGCCATATCTGATAGTGTGTTATTAGCCCATGTAGAGCTAATGGTGGTACCTGTGACTACTGGATTTCCAGCAGGTAATGAGTAGGTTCCTGAACCGTTGCGTGACATTTATTATTCTCCTTGATTTGATAACATTCTAGCCAGCAATGCGGCCGTTTGACTAGTTGGTACTTCTGCATTCATTAAAGGTGCGATTTTTGCTGCTGCTGCACCTGTGCCATAAGCTGCACGACCTGCCAAATATGGAGATTTAGATGCAGCATGAACAGCTAACAATGGTGCAAATTTAGCGCCACCAATTAATTTACTAATTGCAGGGAAGAAGTTAGAAGCTTCTAAAGCTGCTAAACCACCCTCTGCACCTGAAGCAATTGTACCGCCTTTGGTTGTTGGTTTGATACTACCAAATGACATTCCCAAATCATGAGCATATCTGATTTTGTCTGCTTCTGATAATTTAGAAAAATCCTCTCCACGGCTCAACATAGGAAAAGGTCTATTTCCAGCTTTTAAATAAGCATCTAAACGATTCCAAAATGCATTTTCGTCCTCATAACCCATTCGAGTTACTTTTGCAGCTTCTTCTGGAGGCAAGCCAAATTTACGAGCATAATTATATTGACCAATAAATTCAGGATTTGCATTCTCTAAAACATCTTTAAACTTTTCTACAACAGCAGGTTCTTGACCACGGCCAACCTGATAAGCAGCACGAATATTTTCTACTGGAACTTTAGATTGATAAGACAAATATCTAGCAGGCATACCTGTTACATAGTTTGCAGCGTTAGATAATTTATTACCAACATATTGACCAGCTTTAGCTACGGCAGGCGCTTTTTCTGCGATTTTAGTAGCGACAGTTGATGCAGTAGGAATATTTGATCCTATGGCAGTCACAGCACTTTCTAATTGGCCAGTAGCAGGCATACCTTGCAAACCTTCTAGACCTGATTGACGCACGATTTGACCAGTTCTACCTAAAATAGTATCTTCTGGTTTTTCTCCACCATAAATAAGATCTTGCATTGTGCCAAACTTGCCACCAGAAATAAATTGAGCTGCCTTGTCTGCAATACCTTTTTCTCTCGGAGTTTCAAAACGAGCTTTGCCTCGTGATGGTACTGGACCACCACTATCAATCATATCCCCTTCAAATGGGCGAGCAGTAGAGATATCAAACCCAACAACAGGTTTTGCTGATGATGGATCAAATCCCATTATTTCACCTCTTCAAATTCATTAGGATTGTTTGGATTTACATAAGCCTTGTTGTTTTTTGCATCTGTATGCAATACCCAACCTCTAGAATTGTATTTAGGTATATTATCTACTTTACCTTTATGGCCAGCATATTCTTCACGCAATGAATGACGAGTTTCAGAAGGTGAGCGTTTAGCAGCTTCAATCTCACGAGTAAGTGCATCAACAGTTGCATTGTATGCGGTTTGATTTTTAGCTGTAAGCAATAAATCACGAGCATGGTTTTTATCGCTTACTGATGGAACACCAGTCGGGCTAATTGCACGAGCATAAGTATTAATCAAACCATTGTTGTATGCAGCAAATTGCGCCATATTCGGATCGTTGGTTTGCTCATTGAACATGACTTCTACTTTACCGAATGGCAAGAATCCGCTACGAGAAACATTTGCACCAGCTTGTTTAGCCAATGGAACAATATTTGTAAATTCACTACCAGCCAATTGAATTTGAGCGCCTTTAGTACCTACAGCACGTTCACCAGCAGCGAATCCCATAAACTCTGCATTCTTGGCAGCAATGTCAGCACCATTCCAACCTTTATCAATCATCTTTTGATTCATGCGATTGCGAATAGCACCAATATTTGCACCTGTCATGCCACGGCCACTAAATACTGATTTATCACCAGCCAAAGCTTGGTCGGCCAACATGTCAATAGTTGCAGAATCAAAATTATTAGCTTCTTTTTTGCTTGCTTCTCTTTCACGGAAGTTCTTTTCCCATTCTTGATATGGTGTCATATCAGGAGTTGGAGTTAAGGCAGCACCTGGAACTTCTTCAACACGATTAGTTTTAAGATTTAAACCTAAAAATTTACCAGTTTTAGGATCATGTTGAACATTAGCATATTGAGATTTAGGTTCTTCAGGAGCCGAATATAAAACCTTGCCTGTTTTAGTAACAAGATTTTTACCAACAACCATCGGGGTTTCTTCTTTAAATTGATTGGCAATATAATTTTTAAACAATTCAGGAGCATAACTAGAATCAATTTGTGATAATTTGCCAATTAGTTCTTCATTGCTATATGGCTTTTGTACTTCACGTTGATTGCCTGCTTCATCAGTTTCAAATACAGTTTGGCCTTTCATCAATTCGCCAAGTTTTTGGGCTTTAGTAGCTTGTGCTTCATTATAATCTTTAATTGCTTTATTTTCTTGATATGCACCAAGTGCTTGGCTACCTAAAGCAGCTAATTGTTGAGTCCATGAAGGCGCAACATATCGATTGCCAATCATTT